TGTGGAAAGGTGATACAATTTTGCAATATCAAAACGGCCCAAGGTGGTGCTATTTAAATAATGTTACATCAATATCGGGGTCTAATAATAAGTGGAAAAAAATAAATACTGGTGGTAATACCTCAGCTCAAGATGCAACCGAGGGTGAGTACGGGTTTGGCTTTACTTCTGACCACACATATTCTGTAAACTGCAGCCAGAGTAACAGCACTCAGGCTACTATTCATATTATGAATGGAGACATTTGTGATAGTAATGCAACAGTTACCACAACTGATTTAGTATTTCAGTGGAGTAGTTTTCCCAACTATTCAACTTCTAGCACCAACAAGATTGATGGTTTCTTTGGACATGGCTCAAAAATCACAATGGTTGCTAAACACTATCATAATAATGGTTATGATAACTACTTTTATACTTGTGATTTTAGTGTAAATAATGGCTCACAAATTTCCCATTGGGTAGCAACAGCCGGACCACTGAGAACCAATCAAGATTACTACTATTCAAGAACAGCAGTATCAGGAAACAACATTGTAGTTCAACTTGGTAAGGATCAACTTGATACAATCTATGTTTCAACTAATAACGGTGCAAGTTATACCAATATTAATGTATCTGCAACAGGTTGGTCTGTTCAACAGGTTAAAGGGCTTACATTTTCAAGGGGTAGATTAATTGCAATGATTAAAGGTACCAACCAAGCTGTTACTGGCAATACAAGTTACTATTATGCGTATTTTATGAGTAGTAATAACGGAAGTAGTTGGACTCCTTCACTTAGGAGATCAACTGAAGTTGGTGGTTATAATCAATACAGTAAAGATTTTTTAGATACGATGAGTACAAGGGGAGTTAGATTTTTCCATAGCGCTGGTGGTTATATTTTTTGTCATGGAAGATATAACTATCAAGGTACTACCCAACAGTACTATAGATCACTTATTTACTGTGAAGATTCTGACATTGCAACTTTAACTGATACTACAAATTTGGCTAACAATTCTTTTAGATCTGGTAATAAAGTACGACAAGGAAGTAATACAGCATTTATTGGAAACATTTCAGGTTCTGATGTTACGTTATTTAATATTAATGGAACCATATCAACAGGATCACCTTTAACAAATACAGTAAATTATTTTGGTGGCAACATATCTACAATGTATGGTATTATTAATAGTGCAGGTACAGTTACTGACCTAACGTCAGTTGATCCTAGTTTTGTTAATTTAGGTTATCTAGCTGACAATACTATTACATTTCCAGCAACACTACCTTCTGGTAATACACCAGATGTTGAATTATCGGCTGGTACAACAATTACTGTAAGTGCTCAATTTGCAAACTCGCAAGGCACTGTTAGTGCAACTAGTAACACCGTCACTCCTGCTTAATAATTATGAACAACACAGAAGAAACAGCACGCCTGCAATTCCAACAAATTAAAAATAAGTTTAATACTTATGAAGAGCGACGAGATAAAATGATCGCTAACAACTATGAACTTTTACGTTCACAAGTTGAATCTGGATACACACCTAATTACCAAACTGGTGCCTACATTAAACCAGAGGCAGTTATCCAATATAACGATGACCTAGATAACTCAGACAATTTTTGGCGTTTTTGGGCTGTCAATCTTGATCAAGCTACTAGTACTGTATCAGTAACTTTTACTGTTGAGCGTAGTGAAGAAGCAAATCTTTCTTTTACTGCTTCAAATTTAGATGCTAAGGCCAATTTAACAACTTTTCTTGATGCAATTTTAGGTGGTCTAGGTACAACTAGTCCTGTTGTATTTGAAAAGCATTGTGATACTTGTATTGTAATTTCTACTAATGACGACAGCGTAATTACAGGAGTTACAGCTTCAATTAACTAAAACTACTTAATAATCATTATGATTACACTTATCCGTCCAATTCTGTTCTCTTTTATCCAATCTCCAAAGGTCAAACGCTTAATTGTTGACCTGCTGCGGAAAATGGCTACAACAACAGACAATACAGTTGATGACACCGCTGTTGATTTTATTGAACGTGGTTTATTTGGTGCTGATGGGTTGTATGGTGCTGATTAATGGAGTGGGTCAACCCACCCAAACTACCCTCTCTATTGCTCCCTGAAGCGTTCCAATTACCTATACCTATACTAGAGGTACCACAGGCAGATATACCGTCGTATGAGCCGCTTGTGGTGCCTCCTAACGTACTTAGACCGCCACCAGGGATAGAGGGTATTAATATAGATCCTCCGCCACAAGATACAGATAGTCAACAACAACAACAAAACAATCCAACATTAGCTAAACCAGCTATACCACCTGAAGCTCAGATCATTGAGATCCCATTTACGGACATTGAAGTCCCGATGCCGACGACAACGATCATGACTACTGCAGCAACTACAGCATTTATTTCTGTAGCTGCCACCCTTGCTGCTACATCACTATTTAAATACTTAGTGATGCTTATGAAACCAATCATGAAGCAAGCATGGAACAAAATAACAAAAAAGAAGAATCAACCGGACCCAGTAAAAACTTCTTAGCAAAGGTAAAAGAAAATACAGAAGATGAACTACAAATCCTTGGAACCTTTGTTCGTCTAGGCGTTGTTATTTGGAGTGGTTTTATTATTACTCTAAACTATGTTGAACTACCCATGATTAAAAAAGGTCAGAGTGGTGGTGATATAACGTTTGTTGCTTCTGTGTTTACTGGTGCACTTGCTACTTTTGGTTTAACTACTTCCAATAATAAATCTAATAACAAATCTCCTGATCCTAAAAAGAAAGAAGAATGAAACGATTACTACTTTTATTGTTTTTAGCTAGTCCAGTATCAGCTCAGGTGACCCCTAACTTTACGCAAGGTTCAATGCAGTCAACAACAACTACCACCATTGATATTGACCGAACCATTGCTACCAACGTATATGGTGGTGCTTATACATCATGGTCTGGAACAAACGTAGTCCCAAGTGGGGACATCTCAAATGCTGCTACAACTTATTCAGTCCATACTGCAGGAGATCAATTTCAACTAGAGATTGTAACCAGAGCAGCAGGAAAGATTCAAGACAGCCTAGTAACAGAAACAATCGAACAAGTTACTACTACTACATCCTTATCGGTCTTCTCTCAGTAAGTCCTGCTTACGCTAATGATGACCCAAAGGTACAAAATACATCATCTCCGGTAGCAGCAGCTACAGGTAATGTGACCAATCAGGCGGTGCAGTTTCAGAACACTGGTGCACCGTCTAGGCAATACTTTGCAAGTAACAATAGTTGTAATGGCGCAACCATGCAATTCTCGCCCTTTTATATGGGCAACGATACTATTCCTTACGATAACACAGGGTATGTACGAAGCAATAACTTCGGCGTACAACTGAACTTTTCAGTCCCACTAGATGGTGGCATGATAGAAACCTGTAAAGGTATCGCCCGTAAACACGAGCAAAAGATGCGTCTTGACTACGAGCTAGTCAGAGCACTTAAGTGTACAGAAATTATGAAGTCAGGTTTTACTTTTAGACCTGGCAGTCGTGTCGAAATGCTTTGCCATGACATCGTACCAATCGTATCCCTTAAATAATGGAAGCAATAGTCGCTGCTGTCATTGCTTTAGTAGCAGGTGGCGCAACTCTGAATAACAGATTACACAATCGAATAAATAATGTACATGATCGCATTAGTGGTCTTGACAGACGTATCGACGCTATTGAACTTAGCGTGGCTCAGGACTATGTATCTAAAGCTGATCTATCAACCATGGTTCAGCGTATGGAAGATCATATGGTGCGTATTGAAAACAAACTAGACCAAATTGTCCTCCGAAATAATTAAATGACTTACAACGTAGTAGACCTTCGTACTAAAAAGGTACTTGGTACTTATGAAACTGCTGAACAAGCAGTACGTGCAGAATCACATCTTATGCATGAACCAGGTGAAACATGGTATGCAATTGAAGCACCCGTAGTAAAGAAAACACGAGCCAAGAAGACTAATGTCAAAAAACAAAGCGAGTGAAGAACAATTTAATGAGCTACACAATCTAGTTACTACTGAGTTTCTAAACCGTGTTAAATCTGGTGAGGCAACTACACAAGATTTAAAAGCAGCTTGTGATTGGTTATCAAAGAATGACATCAGTGGTGTCGCCTTTGATGGTAACTCACTTGATAAATTGGCTAACATTATGCCAACTGTTGACCCAGAATTAGTCCAACGGAGGCTATATGGCTCGAAGCTCTAAACATAGCGGTGCTAAATACGCTAATGGTAACTATAAATCATACCAAAAAAAGTATGATGGTTCCAAACTACAAATCTCAAAGCGGTCTGCTTTAAATAAAGAAAACCGACGACGCGGTACTTATGGTAATGGAGATGGTAAAGATGTATCCCATAAACGGGATGGATCTACTGTACTTGAATCCATGAAAATTAATCGCGCACGTGTCGGTAAAAAACGTAAAGCATGACCCCATTACTTCCAACTCCTGATCACTACCTATACAACTTAATAACCATGACATCCTCTGAAGCAAAGCGCCTTTGGAGGCGCAGTATTAAATTACACTTTGGCTGCACATGTGTTTATTGTGGAGAAACTTATGAATTACACGAACTTACTCTGGACCATGTACATCCTCGTTCTCTTGGGGGCGAAGATGTCAATACGAATGTCGTTCCAGCATGTACCAGATGCAATCAGGACAAAGGAAGTAACCATTGGCAATCATGGATGAGAGCCAAATTTGGAGTTAATAAACTCCGTGAA